GGCACGAATTAGATAAAACGAGAGCGACATAAGCAAAGAAACGGAAAGATTTAAGGAAAATGAAGAAAGATAACTGGATTTTGGCATATTACCAAAAAATTAAAAATGGGAGCATTGTCGTAGGCAAGTGGATAATGCTTATTTTGGAGTATGTCGTTGATGGACTCCAGCAGAAAATATTTTTCTATGACAATAAAAAGGCAAATGATGCGATTGAGTGGATAGAATCGCATTGCTTTCATACCGAAGGACCATTAGCACCGAGAGCACTTAAATTGGAGCTTTGGGAAAAAGCGTTTGTATCTATCATCTTCGGAGTAGTAGACGATAAGGGGTTAAGGCAGTTCCGTGAGATCGTACTAGTAGTTGCCCGTAAGAATGGTAAATCATTATTGGCGGCGGCGATTGCAAAATATGAATGGTGGTGCGGTGGCTACGGTGCGAAGGTTTATAATGTGGCTCCGAAGCTGGCTCAGGCCGATATTATTTATAACAACATCTGGCAAATGACCACGCTCGACCCTGAGTATCAACAGTTGAAGGAAGAAGTCTCCGAGAAGGACCAACACAATAAGAGTGTTAAAGATACGTCGGTACTTCCAAGACATAGAATGACAGATTTGTTTATTCCAGCTCAAAACGCAATGGTCACAAAGATAGCATTCAGTGCTAAAAAGTCTGATGGATTTAATCCAAGTCTTTGTATCTGTGATGAAGTTGCAGCTTGGGAAGGCGACCAAGGGTTAAAGCAGTATGAAGTAATGAAATCCGGAATGGGTGCAAGGCCGGAACCATTGCTTTTATCATGTTCAACCGCCGGATATATCAACGATTCAATCTATGATGAATTGATAAAGAGATCAACAAGGTTCTTGCTTGGAGATTCTAAAGAGAAACGCTTACTTCCGTTCTTATACATGATTGATGATGTTGAGAAGTGGAACGACATAAACGAGCTTCAGAAAAGCAACCCGAATTTAGGTGTTTCCGTTACAGTTGACTATTTACTGGAAGAAATCGCAATAGCGGAAGGTTCGCTTTCGAAGAAATCTGAGTTCATTGTTAAGTATTGCAACCTTAAACAAAATTCAAGCCTTGCTTGGCTTCCGGCGCAAGTCGTTCAAAGAATGTGCGGTGAACAACTCAACTTAGAAGATTTTAGGAGTTCTTATTGTGTTGCTGGAATCGACCTATCTCAGACGACGGACCTTACAGCGGCGACAGTCGTCATTGAGAAAAATGGTGAATTGTATGTATTCGCTAAATTTTGGCTTCCAGCGGAGAGAATCGACGAAGCTCAGGAGCGCGACGGTGTACCATATCGTATATATGAACAGCGTGGATTATTGGAAGCGTCCGGCGATAATTTTGTAGATTATCACGATTGTTATAACTGGCTTACAAGCTTAGTTGAAGATTACGAAATATTACCGCTAGTGTGTGGCTTTGATAGATATTCAGCAAGCTATTTAGTTCAAGACCTTGATCGCTACGGGTTCAAAATGGATGATGTTTTTCAGGGCAATAACCTTCATCCAGTCTTACAAGAAATGGAAGGCTTGTTTAGAGATGGGAAAGTTCACATCGGAGACAATGACCTTTTAAAGATACATCTACTTAATTCAGCTATTAAGATGGACACGCAAAAGGGCCGTGGAAGGCTTGTTAAGCTTAATCCTAGAGACCATATTGACGGAGTAGCATCGCTTTCGGACGCTTTTTGTGTGCGCCAAAAATGGTACAACGAAATCGGGGAGAGATTGAGGAATAACTAATGAATCTTTTTGACAGAATATTCAGACCGGATAAAGCGGTGAAAAGTCAGAACGCACTAAATAAGGGTGTTCGGTTCTTGGAATTGAATAACTATCGAAGCGCGTTCACTGACTGGAAGGGCGAAATATATGAGCGCGAGTTAATCCGTGCGGCGATTGATGCAAGGGCTAGACATATCTCCAAGTTGAGAGTCGAGATTTACGGAAGCGCACAACAGGCACTTCAGACAAAAATGAGACAGGGGCCTAATCAGTGGCAAACCTATTCGCAATTTTTGTATAGGCTTTCAACAATTCTTGATGTACACAACACGGCTTATATTGTTCCAGTGTTTGATGATGGAATGGTTATAACTGGATATTTTCCAGTGCTCCCGAAGCGGTGCGAGATCGTAGAGTATGACGGTGAAGAATGGCTTCGCTATAAGTTCAGTCACGGAGACACGGCCGCTGTCGAGTTAAGAAAATGCGCTATTCTGACTAAGTTCCAATACAAGGATGATTTTATTGGAGAGAATAACGATTCTCTCGACGATACACTCCAGCTTATCAACGCTCAGAATCAGAACATCGAAGAAGGTGTAAAGAATGCGGCAAATTATAAGTTTATGGCTCAGGTCAATAACTTTACGAAAGCCGACGATTTGAAGAATGAGCGTTTACGATTCAGTAAAGAAAATTTGACCAAGGACGCGGAAGGCGGCGGTTTGTTATTGTTTCCGAACACTTATCAGAACATACAGCAAATCAAGGCCGGAAACTTTACGATTGACCCTGACCAAGCAAAGTTAATAAACGACAATGTTTATAAATACTTTGGAGTAAATGAAAAAATAATGCGAAATGAAGCGACTAGTGATGAACTAGACGCTTTTTTTAATGGGTGCATTGAACCGTTCGCTATTCAGTTTTCGGAAGCTCTCACAAAGGCAATCTTTAGCGAACGTGAACGGGCAAACGGAAACTATTTAATAGCCAATGCGAACAGACTCCAGTACATGAACACATCTCAGAAAGTACAAATGGCTCAACAGATGTTAGATCGTGGAGTTATGAGCATTAACGAAGCCCGTGAGCTTTTCAATTATTCTCCGGTCGAAGGTGGCGACATTCGTACTATTCGAGGTGAATATAAAAACGCTGGTGATGATGAATTAACAGGGGGAACAAATGCCAATCAAAACGAATGAAAGAGAATATAGAGATTTTACACTTGCAATTGCTCCAAGTGACGATGAAGAAAAACTAATCGTTGATGGATATGCAAGCGTGTTCGGAAAACCTTATACGCTTTATGAGGATTCGGAATTAGTAATACAAGAACAGGTCGACAGCAAAGCATTTGAAGGCGCAGATTTGTCTGATGTTATCTTCCAGTACAATCACGAAGGCCGTGTATTTGCTAGGACTTCCAACAATACGCTTTCTGTATTCCCTGATGAAAAGGGGCTGGCTATTCAAGCCGACTTGGGCGGAACCGATATAGGCCGACAGCTCTATCAGGAAATTAAAGGAAAATACACAACACAAATGTCTTACGGCTACACCGTTAAAGATGCAAGCTGGGAAGATAGAAAACTTGATGATGGTCGTACCCTTGAATTGCGAACAATAGCAGCAATCAACAAGGTTTATGATGTTTCGGCGGTATCAATTCCGGCGAATGATGCTACTTCAATTTCGGTGCGAAATCTCAGCGACGGAGTGATTGAGGAGATTAAAGCGGAGCGACTTAAAGCATTGGAGTTAGAGCGTAGAAAACTACAGTTAAAAATGAGATTAGGGGGTTTTTAATCATGTTTGAAGAGATTAAGACATTTACAGCCGAGCAGATTGAGACAAGGGCGGCTGAGATCAAAAACGAAATCGACAACGCAGACGCAGAGAAGCTTGACGCACTGAACGCGGAGCTTAACGCACTGGAAGAGAGAAAGAAGGAAATCGAAATGGAGCAGAGAAAAGCGGCTATGAAGGCAGTTGCACACGGCGCCGGACAGGTTATCAGCAAGGAAGTTGTAAAAGAGGAGAGAACATTAAAGAGTGTTCTTGATTCCGCTGAGTATGTTGACGCTTACGCTGAGTACATCAAGACAGGTAAGGACAAAGAGTGCCGTGCACTTCTCACAGACCTTGTTGACGGTGGAACAGTTCCAACACCTACTGTTATTGATAACTTCATCAATACAGCTTGGGAGAGATCAAACCTTGTTTCCAGAGTAAGAAGAACATCAATCAAGGGAACAGCAAAGTATCCGTTTGAGTACAGCGCAACAGGTGCTTCCGTACACACTGAGGGTACAGACGGACCTGACCCTGAGACACTTGTACTTGGTACAGTAGAAGTTACTCCGCACATGCTGAAGAAGTGGATTAAGGTATCTGATGAAGTACTGGCTCTCAAGGGACAGGCTTTTCTTGACTACATCTATGATGAGATTGAGGAGCGTATTCTTGAGCTTGCTGATGCTCAGATCATTGCGGCTATCAAGGCGGCTCCGGCATCAGCAACAACAAGTGCGGCTGGTGTAAGAACACTTACAACAAACTTCGACGCTTTCACAATTTTCAATGCTCAGGCTGAGCTTGTTGCGGCCGCTAACAACCCTGTTGCAATCATGAACAAGAAGACATACTTCAATACATTCATGAGCCTTAAGGACCTGTCAGACCGTCCTATCTACAATGTAGTTTCCGAGAACGGCAGACCATCATACTACATTAACGGTGTTGAGGTCATTTTTGATAACACACTGTCAGAGAACGAGATCATCGTTGGAGACCTTAGCGGTGTTATCATGAACCTTCCGGATTCAACAGAGGTAACTTTTGTTACTGACCCTTATACATACGCTGAGGACGACATCGTTAAGATCGTCGGCAAGATGTACGCTGGCTTCGGTGTAGTACGTGATGGATATTTCTGCTACGTATCAACAGGCGCATCAGCTTAATGAAAGCACTTATAAATACAAAGGCGGTTCTTACGGTTGAGCGTGGTTCAATCGTTGAAATCTCTGAGAGTCAGTTTTTGGCTCTCGGAGATAAAGCAACCGCATACAAAGAGGTGGCTAAAGAAGCGGAAGTGATAGCCGAAGAGGTTCCAGCAGAGGAACCGAAACAGGCAACCGCTTCCAAGAAAACCACATCACGCAAGAAAAAGGGAGAGTAATCGACATGTTGGAAAAAGTGAAGCTTGCATTGCGGATTATGACAGATGCTTTTGACAGTGAGCTAAACGATTTAATTGCGGCGGCTCAATTGGATTTAGGCATTGCCGGAGTTATCCCGTCCGAAATAGATGCCATTGTGACACGCGCAATCATCACATATTGCAAGTTGCACTTTGGAGAACCGGACGACTATGACCGACTAAAAAAAAGCTACGATGAACAAAAGGCTCAGTTATCCATGTGTTCGGGTTACACTGATTTTTCAATCGTTACGGGGTGACTTATGGACGCATCGGAGACTATCAAGCTAATTAAAATCACGTACGAAAAAAATGAATACGGAGTTGCTCAAAAAAAGGAAATCGTGAATCCAGTGTATGCGCAAGTGAAAGATGCTACTCAGTCGGAATTTTTCCAAGCTGGAGCAAATGGCATTAAAGCAGAAAAGAAATTTACTATGTTCTTTTATGATTATGACAACGAAACAATCATAGAGTACAACGGTGAAAGATATTCTGTTTATCGCACACACAGGCCGCGAAAAGACATTATTGAGTTGTACGTTACGAAAGACAAAGGTGTTCAGAATGGCCGGAACGATTCAACCTGAAGCACTAAATGATGCGATTAATGAGATATTGGAACAGTACGGCGACAGGGCATCAAACGCATTAACGGAATCTATCGAAGAAGTAGCAAAAGAAGGACAGCAAAAGTTAAAAGGTTTCACAAGTGGTCGAAAAGCTTGGAAGCATTACCCTAAAGGGTGGTCGGTGCACATCAAGCACAATCGACTATCGACCGAAGGGACAGTTTATAACAAAGATCATTATAGACTCACACACTTGCTGGAATTTGGGCACGCTACCCGAAACGGCGGACGCACGCAAGAGTTCCCACATATAGCCGAAGTTAATGATTATGTTCAAGCTGAAGTTTTGAAACGATTAGAGGAGAAGTTAAACATTGACTCTTAAAGATGTAAATCAAATGATGGTGGAACTAGTCCAGCGTGCAAACCTTACGGACTATACCTATTATCAGTTTGCGGAAAACTCCGCTCCACCTTTGCCATATCTCATTTTCTATTATCCATTCACGCAAAATGAGGGTGCGGATAATGTCGTATGGTCAAATGTTAATCGATTAAACATCGAACTTTATACCGAAAATAAAGAGTTTGGAATCGAAGCCGAACTTGAAGCCGTGCTTACTGAGCATGGTTTTTTTTATGACAAATCAGAACAGTACATCGAAGATGAAAAAATGTACGAAGTTTTATATGAAATGGGGGTAGTAATAGATGGGTAGAATCAGATACGGAATTAAGAATGCTCATTACGCAAACGCAACAGATGATGGAACAGGCGCACTGACTTATGGAACACCCGTAGCAATTCCAGGTGCTAAGTCAATTTCACTTGATGCCGAAGGTGAGGACGTTGATGAGTACGCTGATGATACGACATGGTTCCACACCGTAACAAATAACGGCTATTCTGGAACCATCGAGTTTGAAGATACAGCATCAGCCGACGCATTCCTTGAAGATGTTCTTTCACTCAACAAGGACGCTGTAACAGGCAAGGTAACAGAGAAGGCATCAGATCAGCCGAAGGAGTTCGCTTTCGGTGCTCAGTTCACACTTGCTGGCGGTAGTGAGACAGCAAAGAGATTTTGGCTTGTGCGCGTAACAGCTTCAAGACCTTCAATCGCCGGAGAGACAAAAGAAAGCTCTATTGCCGTTCAGACCAACACAATTAATATCAAGGCGGTTCCAAGAATCAGCGACGATGTTGTTAAGCATACATGCGTTTCAACTGATTCTGTTTATGCTAACTGGTTCACAGATGTTGAGAACCCAACACCATCAGCATAAAGCATAGTTTTCATTTCAAAGGGGTAAGAATATGACAACTACAATTAATATCGGCGGTGTTGACGTTGCTTTCCGAGCTTCGGGGGCAACGCTTCGACGCTACCGTGAAAAGTTCAATCGTGATTTGCTGGAAGATTTTAACGAGATCACTTCGGGGAATATCAGTAGTGATGTTATTTATAAGCTTCAGGACTTAGCTTATATCATGGCTAAACAGGCTGACGATTCAGTTCCCGAAGATGTTGATACATGGATAGATAGCTTTGAAGTGTTCCCGTTTAACGAAGTTGCACCGAAGGTTATTAATCTCTGGCAGACTTCCAACATTACGACAGTTGACCCAAAAAACGGGCGAAACCATCGGAAAGAAAAATGACAACAGCATTGTTCCTACTGAGGTGCGTGAAACTAGGTTTGACGATGGCAGACTTAGAGCATCTAACAGTAGGAATGATAGTTGATATGTTCACAGAATCAGCTAATGACTCATACAAGTGGGACACATTAGCAACATCTGAGGATATTGATAGATTTTAAAAGGAGTTTAAATTATGGCTGGGAGTAGAATCGCTGGAATTACAATCGAAATCAACGGCAATACAACTAAACTCCAAGATTCATTAAAAGACGTAAACAAGTCCCTTAAACAGACACAATCCGATTTAAGAGATGTAAATAAACTGTTGAAGCTTGACCCGAAGAACACAGAGCTACTACAGCAAAAGCAAGGTTTATTATCCAAGGCGATAGCAGACACAAAAACAAAGCTGGAACAGGAAAAAGAAGCACTGGAACAGCTTAAAAAATCAGATGCAACGGGCAAGACTAAAGACCAACAGGAAAGACTTACCCGTGAGATCATCGAGACTGAGAAAAGCTTGGAAAAGCTGGAATCAGAATACAAAGAGTTCGGAAAAACAGGAACAGAGGCAAATAAGAGTGTTAAGGATTCGCTTGCTGATGCTGGTGCGAGTCTAAAAACCACAGGCGAAAACATCAAGAATGTCGGAACTTCTTTAAGCACGCATGTTACGGCTCCAATAATGGCAGTCGGTACCGCTTCCATGGCGGCTTTTTATAAAGTTGATAAGGCTTTAGATACTGTCACTGTAAAGACTGGAGCAACAGGCGAAGCACTGGAAAATTTGCATAATACCGTTCGTGAAATCGGTAGAACTTCACCGTTCGATTTTGAAGCAATTGGAACGGCTGTAGGTGAAGTAAACACAAGATTTGGAGTTACTGGGGAGAAATTAGAGAACTTATCACGACAGTTTTTAAAATTTGCAAAGGTAAACGGTGTTGATGTTAACGAGTCCATTGATACGGTACAAAAGGCTATGTCCGCATTTGGATTAAGTGCGGATGAAGCTGGGGCGTTTCTCGATACACTTAACAAGGTCGGACAAGATACCGGAGTCAATATCCTTAATCTTGCAAGCTCACTTGTAACAAATGGTTCAGCACTCCAATCTATGGGAATGAATGCGGCTGATGCGGCGGCTTTACTCGGTGAGTTGGAGAAATCCGGAGTTGATGCTTCCACAGTCATGACGGGATTTTCCAAGGTTCAACAAAAGGCTATGAAGGAAGGCATCACAATGCAAGATGCTTTTCGGAAGGCTTTAAGCAGTTCTCAGAGTGCTATTGATTACTTCGGAACGAAAGCCGGACCTAAGCTTTATAACGCATTTAAAAATGGTACGCTGTCCGCTGATATGTTTACGGGTGGAGTCCATAACTTAAATGATGCTCTCGGAAATCTTGATACGACTTACGAAAATACGAAGTCAATTCAAGATGGACTTGCCGAAGCGATGAACAATCTCCAAGACACAGGCTATGAGCTTGGAAAAACCATTGGAGAAGTATTAGGTCCCGTATTAAAGGAACTTAACGAGATATTAAAATCATTTAATGAATGGTTTAGGTCATTAGATGATGATACCAAGCAAATGATCGTGCGTTGTGCGGCAGTCATTGCGGCAGTTGGTCCAGTGCTTGTTGTGCTTGGTTCCGTCATTAGTGCAATAGGCTCAATATGTACTGGAATATCTACGTTAATAGGTTTTGGCGGCAAGGTTGCGGCGATGTTTACAACAACATCAGCGGCCGCATCAGGTACAGCGGCGGCAACTACAGCGGCGGCATCAAGTACGGCTGGAATGAGCGCGGCTTTAGCTGGTATATCGTCGGTTGCACTTCCAGCGATAGCGGCAATGGGCGGAATCTATCTTGCGGCTGATTCAATTACGAAGCATTGGGGAGAATTAAAAACTACCTTCCAAGTGTTCGGCGACTACTTTAAATCACAGATCAATTTAGTCAAAGCTGAATGCAATCTTTTTGCTACTAAAACAAAGATAGCTTTTGATAACATTCGCCAAAGCATGACGACCGCGATAAGTCAGGGAATGGCGGAAGTTCGAAGCCGTATACAAGAGGGCTTAACAACAGCGAACACGGCATTTTCGAATTTCAGTACGAGCATCAGAAGCAGTGTCGGCGAAGCCATGAGCAATATATCTTCCCGTGTTTCTGGTGCAATGACCAATATTAAAAACTCAATTCAGAACGGTTTTAACTCAACGCTTGCAAGTGCTCAAAGTGCAATGGGTTCGTTTAGAAGCTCAATTGATAGTGCATGGAGTTCAATCAGAAGTGCGACTTCCAGCGCAGTCGATAGCTTTAAAAGCGAAGTGAACACAGGATTCACAGGGGCATTAAATAGCCTTAAATCTACCACTTCAAGCATTTGGGGAAATATAACAAGCACCATAACAGGGGCCATAAATTCTATCAAACAGGCGGTGTCAAATACGGTTCTGAAATTCGGTTCCGTTGTTATTCCTACATTCTCATGGAGTGGCAAGAACGACAGCACAAAGGGCACAACCGCATCAATGAATGTTGGAAGCAAGACCGTAAATTATGCAAGTGCAATGATGGGCGGTGTTATTCTCGATAATCCGACTATCTTTGGGATGATGAACAACAGCATGTTACGTGCTGGAGAAGCTGGCTCCGAGGTTGTTGTTGGAACTAATTCATTAATGTCGATGATTCGGCAGAACATGAACAATACAGCCCTTGCGAATGAAGTCGGTGCTATACGTGCGTTGCTTGTAAACTACATTCCAGCAATAGCAGATTCCGATGTTGTATTAGATACTGGAAAGCTTGTTGGAGCTTTAACACCGTCAATCAATCGGAGCTTAGGTTTAAAAATGAGGTGATTTGATGAACGTAAGAACTTTTACGCTTACCGATTCAAACGGAAATTCATACAATCTACAAACTCAGAATCGTTTTCTGTCCAGTCCTTCGGGGCTGGGCTATAACGAGTCTACAATATATCAGAATCTTGGAAGTCGGTACAATGTACTGGAAGAAGGATTGAAGCAAGGCATTGTAAGCGGTCAGATTGTCTTTCGTGGAGCAAACAGAGAGGAAATATATAGAAAATTCTTTGAGTTTGCGAAATTCACGCGAAACAACCCGCTTACTCTTTGTTATCGTCCTATATTTGATAGCTTTTATCGAAAGTGTAGGGTGTCGAAGCTTGCAAAAACCGAGATCAATAACCGAGTCCTGACTTGTGATGTCGAAATATCTTGCATAACTCCGTGGTATCAGACCATGAGCGCGGTCAATAGCGGACAGGCTGGAGCCGGAAAGCGATATAACTATTCGTATAGCTATAAGTATTCCGACAGTATATTGCAATCTGTCGTGCTGGAGAACAACGGTTACGAAGAATCTCCATGCAAGGTTATCATTTACGGGCCTTGCGTTAATCCGATATGGTATCACTACGTTAATGGAGTGCTGACTACTACCGGAAAGATAACCGCAACA